GGATTTAATGATTACGATATCAAATATCGTCCGTCAACTACCGGTTATTGCACCCTTACCGCCGTCGTTAATGAAATTTACGAAATTTCATGCGGCTTTATGATAATTGAGTAGGGAGGCGCTTATTAATGTTTGTATTATGTACAGAAACCATAAAAAACAATGAATAAAAAAACGGGCTTTTGCCCGCTGGTTCAACGCTTTTGATTATCTATTTTTACTATAAAAAACTGGAACAAAAAGCTTTGGAGGCGGCACCCAGATTCGAAGAAGTTTATATAATGCTTGCTATATAAGAATCTTATGAATTATGCTACCTACAAAATGACATACAAGAATTTTTTATAACATTATAAACCCTTCTGGCGCAACGCTTTTTGATAAGGAAGGATTTTTCCCAGTTCGAGCGCTAGATCAAGATATTTGAGATCCTTATTAAAGCTCCTGATATTAACATGTTATGACATTTTCTTATTGTTGAGAACTTACAGTATTATCTTAATTTTATATTTTAACATATATGACCTTTTTTGTATAGGCATCTGACAGGTTTAAAAATATGGTATAATGTGGGGCAGATGAAGGGGATTTGTTTTACTTACTGCCCCGATTAAAAATGTACTCCGGCTACCGCCGCCTATCCCACAAAAGCAGGATAAAGCGAGTTAGCCAAAAGAGAACAGAGGCAAAAAAGTTGACCTTCGCGAGGGCTTTTTTGCCTCTGAGCTTTTTTAGGAGTCTTCGACGATATTTTCTCATCAATTCACCTACATTCTCAGGACAAGCTCCCCGTTTCCGGCGCCTCCTGTTGCACCCGGAGCCCCTTCGGCTTAATTATACATTCTCGGTTTCACATTTCAATGTTGAGTCGAACATAAAAAAATAAGCCGCCCCATTAGCTAGCTTATTTTTTGAACTTAAATACATTACTTTTGAGTTCAGCCATAAGCCGCCTAAACGGTTTACGACTGAGAGGGCGCTCCAACGTCCTCTCTTTTTAAAAAGTACGGGCGGGGCTGATGCGCCGCCCGTCCGCCGGAGCTTTGTTACGCCTCGGCTGCCGCAGCCTGCCGCTTCGCGGCGGCGGCGCTTGGCTCATACCTTATGGTTATCGTCAAGCGGCCAAGCTTCAGCCTAAACTGGCGTTTGTTGTATAATGAATACGAAAGGGGCTCCGGGTGTAATCATGGAACACTGAAAACGGGGAGCTTGCCATGAGAATGAAGGTGATTTGATGAGAAAATTTCGTCGAAGACTCCTAAAAAAGCTCAGAGGCAAGATTGCCCTCCGCAAGATGTCAATTCTTGCCTCTGTTCTTTACTGGCTAACTCGTCTGATCCTGCTTTTGTGGGATAGGCGGCGGTAGCCGGACGGAGCAAATCATTTTTATCGGGGCAGTTAATCCCCTTTCAACTGCCCCTTATTTTATCACATTTATCAGAATTGACAAAAACAAATTAAATTCATTTGAATATGACCGTTTCAAATTGAATAACAGTCATTTGTCTTCACCTCTGTTCTTCGTTGTATAATGAATACGAAAGGGGCTCCGGGTGAAACAGGGATCACCGCAAGACGGGGAGCTTGTCCTGAGAATATGGGGTGATTAGATGAAAAAGATCTGTCGAAAGCTCCGGAAAAAGTTCAGAGGCAAGAATATCCTCCCCAGGGTATCTTATCTTGCCTCTGTTCTTTACTGGCTAACTCGCCTATTCCTGCTTTTGTGGGATAGGCGGCGTTAAGCCAGACCGAAGTATTTAATTATTATCGGGGCAGTTAATCCCCTTTCAACTGCCCCTTATTTTATCACATTTTTCGTCTTGTCAAAGCGGTCAAAAATTTTGATCTTAAACATCCTTGATAAAACGGGAGGCGTTTTGCCCCCCGCCGAGACGTTAAGTCTCTGCCGCAGCCTTCCGCTTCGCGGCGGCGGCGCTTGGCTCAAACCTTATGGTTATCGTCAAGCGGCCAAGCTTCAGCTTAATACTGAAACTCAGGCTTTTCCATAACTTCCGCATAACGAAGGATCCCCCTTTCAAAAAGGGTACTCGTCCCGCAAAAAACGAGTCATCGCGGTTCCCCGCGAAGTCTTAAGAAGAGAATATATATATGCGGTTCCTTCATCATGTCTTAAGTGCGGCATATCTATTTTAACAGCTGATGGAAATTAGAAAAGTCCCCTCAATTTAACTTTTGGTGTTTGCGGACACCAAAAAAAGGGGGACTCGTTATGCAAAAGTGTTTTAAATTATAACAGGTTTTTGAACAAAAAAATAGCCTCCTGTTAGATCTTAGGAAATTATATTACTATCAAGCGCGTATATCATAAATTTAGTTCCCTTATGAAATTAACGCGATTTTTATTGAAATTTAGAAAATCTTCTTCCGTTATCGGTTCATCGTCTATTGCATCAATAGCTGCAAAAAATCGTTCAAATGCTTCGTGTTGCTTTTGAGCAATCGTCTCTTTTCTGAATCGCGGCTTTTCCATGCTCACCAGCGTCACTTCTACATTAGTCGAAGTCTGGCCCCGGTATCGCTCGGGAATTCTTATTATGTCGTCCTCTATTACCGTTTCAAATTGAATAACTGACATCGTCTATCTCCTGCTTACAAGTCTTTTAAATCTTGTCTTTTTAAATCCTCGTGAGTTGATGTGTTGTCATCACAGGAGATGTACTGTTCATTTTCCTCGTCCCAAGTTAAATTGTTTGCCTTGACGTAATCCGCAAGACTAGATTTAATAAAACGATTAATTTGATTTGATACAGATCTGTCATCACTATTAGCTATTGCACATACCTGATCATATAAATTTTGTTCAATCTTTGCTGAAATAACTTTCTTAGTTGCCATAGTAACACCTCCTTCATACATTATAGCATAAATAAATGAATGTTTTATAAGTCTTGCTATTTAATAAGTATTAGTGTATAGTAAACAACAAGCAACATAGTATACTTATGTTTCATATAGATGACATATATTACTGTGAGGGATATTTTTTATAAATATGAAATAAGACGCGGCTCGTAGAGACAGTTCTCAGCGTATGCCTGCTAGGAATATAACGCTGCAAAAAATATATCACTATGAGAGATATCAATATTTTTTGCGCTTTGATGGGTGTTTGGCATGACAAATTATTCTTAGCTTTTTTGTGTATCGCTATTTGTAATATTATGAATTTACATAAAGTATTTTCGATTGTTGCCGAAAGATAACATACGCAATTATTTTATTGATAAAAATTTTATGTTAGGGCGGTTTGAATATGAATATTGGAAATAACGTGAGAGAAATTCGTATGAGCAAAGGACTACATCAGCGTATGCTGGCCCGGTACAGCGGGCTGACTCAGAACTATATTTCACAGATTGAGTCTGGCTTAAGATCTCCTTCGCTTGAGGCGTTGAAGAGTATTGCTCATGGTTTAAGCGTTAATATTTCAGAACTTTTGAAGGATGACTTTAAACTTAGCGATTTGGGTATTGATCGCAGCACCTGTTTCATCAAGCTTTCGTCCGCTTGCGCGCTCGGCTGTTCCGAGCATTGCGCTAAAGGCGAGTGCATCATTGTCACGGCGTTAAGAAAGTTCATCAGCTTAGAGGACTTGGCGGCGCCGCCGGTTCTGAATCAAATTGAAAATTTAAAGGAGGAATGAGTAATGAATCAAATGGATAATGCAAATAATTCTATGTGTTTTATCAACCTCGGCAGAATTTGTACCCCGGAGTGTACTGCCGCCGTCGGCGGCGCTTCCGGCTGCGTGTTTGTCAATGCTTTCAAAAAGTGGCTTGAGAACGAGTCCGATATTGAGCTCGTGCCGGATGAGTTTGGTGAGGAAAATTATGAATGAGTTCTTGATGTTTTATGACGCCGTCATGCCCGTACTCTACTGTGCGCTCGGGTTCTTTGCCGGCGCTGCGGTTGTTCTTAGCGCGGAGCGGATATTGGCGAAAAGAAGGCAAAAGATTACTGGATTGCTTCGTCGCTTTGCTCCTCGCAAAGACACTTGGGCGTTGGCGAGAAGTAGGCAAAAGATTACTGGATTGCTTCGTCGCTTTGCTCCTCGCAAAGACACTGGGGCGTTGCGGCCGCTTCGATCTTCTAGTAGGCGTCTCGTTAGCATTGACTGAAAAGGGAGTGAGCTAAATGGCTTTGGCGTATTTGCTTGAAGAGAAGGATATTGAGGCTCTTAAAATCTTGGCGGATAAGGCGCCGGAAATTATCGCGGCGCTCAGAACAAAAGTTGAGTCGGACGTCATGCCGACGCCGCATGCCGTAACGTGGAAGTCGCTTGACGAGGTCTCGCAGGAGCTGCACTGCAGCAAGAGCCACATTATCAAAATGCGGGATACCGAAATTTTTCCGTACGAGTGCGTGAAGATCTCGGAGGGGACTGTGCGGTACAGGCTTAAGCCCAATACTGCGCCTTCATCGTTTATGAAAAGAAAGTGAGCTCACAGATGAAGTTTATCGTTGGTTCCAGACGCCCGAGGCGGAATTATTGGGTAATCCTGAAGGTGCTTTTATTTGCAGCCGTTGCCGCGTTCGTCGGGTGGTCGTTGGTCGTTGTCTGGGCGTTTGTCATTGCCTGGCGGGGGATATATTAACCATGAAGGCGCTAACTTTGTATCAGCCGTGGGCATCGTTAATTGCTGTCGGTGCGAAAAGATTTGAAACGCGGTCGTGGCCAACGGAATATCGCGGCAGAATTGCGATTCATGCTGCGATAACCAATAAATATTGTTGCTCCATCAACATGGACCACAGATTTCTGAGCTTGGTATATAACACATTAATGCCATTTTATTCAAGATATTTTCGCGATTTAAGGAAAGATATTCCCTATGGCGCCGTAGTCGCAACTGCTGAGCTTGTCGGGTGTCACATAATTCACAATGACCACGATGGCAATACGGATAAAAGGTTCGCTCAATATATAGAGCGACCTAATTATTTTAAGGAATATATACAGGGAAATGAATATGTTTTTGGCGATTTCTCAACTGGTAGATATGCTTGGGAGTTTAAAAACGTGAAAATGCTGGATATTCCCATTCCAACAAAAGGAAATCAAGGGTTATGGGAATTTAATGAAAGGCTATTAAAAAGCGCGTGAATACTTAGATAGATGGATTACCTTTATCCAGCATGAGAGGAAAAAAAGTGAAGCATAGGAGGTGTGAGTGATGAAATGTATATTGACTGACGAAGACTGCATATTTAACAAATGCTGCATGTTCAGGACTGACCTTGATAGGCTGAAAAAAGAAAATGTCATATCTGGCGTTTGCACTTACAAGGATATCGGCAAAATTGAGAAGGATGATAAACAGTGATCAATTACATTGAACATTGACTAAGCTATGCCAAACTACAATATCAACGACGTTGAATATGAATTCAATGAATTTTTGAATAAACTTGGAATCCCTCCGGAAAACGGCGCAGGCGGCGCTGGGGCCGGAGGGCTTAAACTTGACGGCCGCAAACACCGTTATCGCATTACGGGTGACCACCGCAACCAGCTGAACGGCGAGTATTGCGTTTACATGGATGAATGGCCGGCTGGTTATGTCAAATCATACTCCGCTAAGCACAATGTCGAGTATGCTACTTGGTCGTTCTCCGCGGGCGGGATGGAGTATACCGACGAGGAGAAACGGGCGTATCGCGAGAAGCGCGAGGCGGATGTTAAAGCGCGGCTGGAAGAGGAGCGCCGTCGGCGCGATTACGCCGCCAAGACTGCGGCTATGCAATGGCAGAACGCTACAGTTGAGGGGGTATCAAAGCATAGATATTTACTGACTAAAGGGATAACCAACTGCAACGATCTGAAATTGTACGGGCCTGATATTATCGTCCCCTTGTTCGATCAGTTCGGGGAGATTTGGAACGTGCAGCGTATAGCGCCGGACGGCGCGAAAAAGTTCAACTCCGGCGGGCGGAAGCGCGGCTGTTATTACAGGCTGCCGTGCGACGGGAAATATACGTTTGTTTGTGAAGGGGCAGCTACCGCTTTGTCAATTCGAGAGGCGACCGGCTGCCCCTGTCTCATCGCGTTCGACGCGGGCAACCTCTTGCCCGTGATCGAGAATATACGCGGGATGTTCGGCAACATCGTACTTGCCGCTGACAATGACCGGAAGACTGCGGGCAATCCCGGCATGTCTCACGCGATCGAGGCGGCGTATGAGATGTGTATCCCCGTCGTATCGCCGCAATTTGAAAAACCTACAGACGGGAGCGATTGGAACGACTACGCGGCTATTCACGGGATTGAGGCGGCTTCTCAGGAGATATTACGGCAAATACAGTTGTTTATATCGGATACGTCGAACCGCCGGAAGTTCTTTTTTCCGGATACATACACGGACTCTAAGAAAAAGGAGAGGGCGTATGCTACTTACGAGAATTTCGAGTATTTGCTCCGGTATCACGGATATGGCGTTTGCTATAACGAGATATCGCGGGACGCTGAGATTAACATTCCAAATATCAAATTCAACGCTGAAAACCGTCAGAATGCAAGCCTTTCCAGCATATATTCATTACTGGCGAAACATGCGTTGAAAATTGAAAAGAATGTGCTCAGGTCGTATATGGCCGCTATGGCGGCTGTCAATTCGTACAACCCTGCGGCGGATTATATCAGCTCGTTCAAGTGGGATGGTCAGGATAATATCTCCCGGCTTATGGACACCTTGATTCTTGATGATTACGATTATGATTTTGCAAAATTGCTGTTGAAGAAATGGTTAATATCCGGTGTCGCGGCGGCGTTTGCTAGGGGTAAAAATGAAAATAAGCTCTTTTGGTCGCGCGGCGTCCTTGTATTGTTAGGTCAGCAGGCTATTGGGAAAACAAGTTGGTTCAGGCAATTGGCGCCTGCAGAATTATTTGCGGAAGGCGTGAGCTTGTCTTTGGATAACAAAGATGACGTTAAGCGGGCTATTTCTTGTTGGATAACGGAGTTCGGCGAGCTTGACGGGACGCTTAAGCGCACGGATATGGCGCGGCTCAAGGCTTTCATATCAAATCAATATGATGATCTTCGTTTGCCTTACGCTGAAAAGAATGAAAAGCTTTTGAGGCGTACTATATTCTGCGCGTCGGTGAACCGGCCTGAAATACTGCAGGATGACACAGGTTCGTCGCGCTGGTGGATCATACCCGTTAAACACTGCAATGTCGGCTCTGTCGATATCGGGCAGGTTTGGGCTCATGCTTACGAATTATACAAACACGGTGAATATTGGTGGCTATCGCTTGATGATGAAGCTGGATTATCTAAGCGTAACGAAAAATTCGAACCTTCTAATAAGTTTGAGGATCTCATACTTTCTAAGTTCGATTTTTCTAATTATAGCTATGAGGAATGGTACAGCGAATATACGACGATGGAGGTTATGAAAATTTGCGGAATTACAAACCCGCCGCCCGGAGAGTGCGTCTCGTGTTCCTCGGTTCTGCGGAAGCTCACGGGTCACAAATCTTACAGACAAGGAAAATCACGCCGGAGGGTGTTTCGGATGCCTCTGGTATTTGGGATCTATCAAAAATAGTTTTCCGTCCGCCCGACTGTCCGCCCGTAGACGTTGACTACAAGCGGAAGTTGGCGGACGGAAATTTTCTGTCCGCCCCGACTGTCCGCCTTGAAAAAGGCGGATGTCGTCATGCTTTTATTCGTGTTGGCGGTCAGAAAGACCGGAAATATTAATTTTTAAAACTTTTTTATTTTTTTTATTTCTAGGGAAACGTTAAGGTTAACTGTCCGCCTGTCCGCCATAGTGAAATATTGCGATGGTTACAACAAAATTTAGGGCGGACAGCTTGGGCGGACAGAAATTTCCGTCCGCCTAAGTTGTCGGAAATATATAAAACATTTCATTCTTCTCCGCGCTCGCAAAGACGTTGCAGCGTGTTATTATCTCGCAAATCGACTGGAGGAATAGCTATGCGGCGTGAGACTTTTAATATTGTTGAAAATATCCTCAAGGATATACCGCGGGTGTGCAAGTCGTTCGATGAGCGGAGCGAATACATTAGCTCCATCGCTCAAATCTCATTCAATACCGCTCCGCGCGTCGACGGCGGCGTCGGGAAGCTCAGCGAGCCGGAGCATATCACTGATATGAAAATTCACGACGCCGAATATCAAGAATTGTGCTATCTGGTTGAAAATATTACAGCCGCTCTAATGGAGCTCCCTTATGAGCTGCTTGTTATCGTTAAACAATACTATTTTGAGGAGCTCATGGACGTCGAAATCGCGGATGCTCTCAACTACTCCGAGCATTGGATCAATAAATTAAGGCGGCGCGCCGTTCGGTTGCTCGTTGAGCCCTGCCTTAAAATTCATCTCGTCGTCGATCGTTGGCGCCGACGAGAACGAAAACGGCAAATTGATATTATTATTAAACTCATGAAATGTGTATAAAGTGTACGTGGACAACGTACAGGGGTTTGTGATAAATTTTGTATAGTGAATAGTTGTCACATTTTTTCATTAACAGCACCTCCTTCTTAAAATTGATTAGCGTTTTCAAGGAAAAACACCGCGGACTCCATTACGCGGTGTTTTTTTTTGATGGATTTTGGCTTGACAGGGTTAGAAATGTGATAGAATAAATGGGCGGTTGAAGGGGAATTTTACCGCCCAGAAATAACAGAATATTCCGGTCCGGCTTAGCGCCGCCTATCCCACAAAAGTAGGATAAGGCGCGCTAGCCAGTAAAGAGCAGAGGCAAGATATGAAACCTTTTGGAGAGGGTTTATCTTGTCTCTGAACTTTGTCCGGAGCTTTCGACGATTCTTTCTCATCTAATCACCCGTCTCTCTCAGGACAAGCTCCCCGTTTCTCAGTGCGCCTGTTGCACCCGGAGCCCCTTCTGAGTATATATTATACAGTTTAAGCGCCGCGTACGCCAATACGCGGTGTTTTTTTTATATTGAGGTGATACATGAATGATTAGACAAGAAAAAAAGAGTATTGTATTTGATTTTGACGGGGTAATACATCCAAACGTGAGTGATTGGCAGGGAATTTCAAAAGCTCCGGATCCGCCAAATCTTGAAGTTGTGGAGACAATTAGAAGGTTGCATCAACGCGGATTTAAAGTAATTATTCAATCCGCGCGTTGTTCTGTTCCTGCAGGATTATGGGCTATTAAAAACTATATTAAAACGCACAACATTTATGTCGATGATATCGTCGCTCATAAGCCTGCTGCATTGTGCTACGTGGATGACCGGTCGATATGTTTTACTCCGGGTATGAATCTGTTCGCAGCTATAATGAACTTTAAACCATGGAGTGAGACAGCAACCAGCATTGAAGAGTTAAACGATACTGAAGGGGAATTATTGACATGAGCGAATTGGAACGACGGCAGGAAAGGTTTTGCGTTGAATTCGTGAGCGATCCGAAACGGAATCAAACTCAAGCTGCCATGCGCGCTGGGTACAGCGAGAATTCGGCTCGGATTACCGGATCACAGCTTATGAAAAATCCTAACATCATTAACCGTATTAAGGAACTCGAAAGACAAGCGCTCGAAGAGTCCGGCTATAGCGCCGAATCTATACGCGTGTTCGCCATGCGGAAGATAATCAGTATTGCCTCCACCGATGCCGCTGACGTCTCTATGATCATTTACGAAAACGATAAGCGGCGGCTCGACGCTCTTAAACAAATGGCTAATGCAAATAACGGGCAATTCCTGCTTGATTTCGGCGATCCGTTAATCTATGTTAAACCTACATCTGATTGGTCGCCCGATGAGCGCGCGGCAGTTAAATCGATAAAGATTAATCAAAAAGGTTTCATTGAAGTTGAGCTTCATGACAAGCTCGCATCATTGCGCATACTCGCCGATATCGCCGGGATCACTAAAAACGAGACTAACCTCACCGGCAGTATCGAGGTCTCCGGCGGCTTGGATATCTCTTGGCAAGACGCCCCCAATGAATTGGAAGGCGCGCTGATGCGCGCGCCTCTTAACGCTGAATGAGCAATACCAAAATACCTTATACGCCGCGGAAAATTTGGAGCGATGTCTTACATCCCGCCCTCGAACGCAACAGATTCAACGTCATCGTATGCCACCGCCGTTTCGGGAAGACCGTCGGCGCCATAAACCACATGATCAAAATGGCGTGTGTGAATAAAAAACAACGGCCGCTTTACGCTTATGTCGCTCCGTTCCGTAACCAGGCGGAGTTCATTGCTTGGAAATATCTGCTGCACTATACCGAGCCGTTTAATAATAAATACATGCTCGGGCAATTCTCCAGGCAGATTAATAAAGTCTCGCTCACCGTCCGGTTGCCGAACCTCGCGGAGATCCGCGTCATCGGCGCCGATAATCCCGACGCCCTGCGCGGTACCTATTGGGATGGCGTCATCCTCGACGAATACGCGCAAATGAAGCCCGAAGTCTGGGGCGAGATAATCCGCCCTGCGCTCGCCGATCGCCAGGGCTGGGCGGTCTTCATCGGCACGCCTAAAGGCATCAATAGCTTCTATGATATGTACCTCCGCGGCTGTACCGAACAGGGCGGCTGGTGGTCGTTCATCTCACGCGCGTCCGAGTCCGGCGTTATTCCGCCCGACGAACTGCTCGCCATGAAAAATGATATGACCGAGTTGGAGATCCGCCAAGAACTCGAATGCGACTTTACAGCCAGCTCCACCGACGTCTTAATTTCGCTCGACCTCGTCCTCAACGCTCAGGATAAAATGACGCGCTTACATGAAAGCGATATCCTTGGCGCCGTCAAAATCATCGGCGTCGACGTCGCGCGATATGGCGACGACCGCAGCGTCATTTGGAGGCGCCAGGGGCTCTGCGCGTTTACGCCAAACGTATACCGCGGACTCAATAATATGGATATCGTCGATAGACTCATTTATGAAATGGACTCTTTCAACCCTGACGCGGTGTTCGTCGACGCCGGACGCGGCGAGGGCGTCATCGACCGCTGCCGGCAGCTCGGTCGTGTCATCACCGAGGTAAACTTCGGCGGTAGCGCCGTCCTATCCGCGCGATACCACAATAAGCGCGCGGAAATGTGGGACGCCGCGCGCAAATGGCTTGAGGCCGGAGGCTGCCTTCCAACACTCAAACAAACATCGCTCGCAGCCGATATTACCCGCGACCTCACTACCCCGCAATTCGGGTTCACTGCCGCCGGTAAAATGAAAATTGAGGATAAGGAGAAAATGAAGGAACGCGTCGGCTTCTCGCCTGACCTCGCCGATGCGCTCGTCCTGACCTTCGCGGCGCCCGTCAAAGCCACTAATGAAATACATCAGATTCAGTATCAGAGAAATAACGTTCCGCTTGTCAGGCGTATACGCATGTAAAAGACAGTTGCGAGTTGCGAGTTGCGAGTAAAAGACAAAGATAAAAGACAAAGAAATAGTTGCGAGTTGCGAGTTGCGAGTAAAGGCAAAAGGCAAAAACAAAATAAATTGAGAGGAGTGAGAGTATGGGGGAAATGATACCTTTGATTAGCGCTATCATTGGCGCGGGCGCTGCTGTTAAAGCTTCTCGCGACCAGCGCAGCGCACAGGAGGACGCTATCAAAAAACAGAAGGAAATGCAGGAACGGCAACTTGCAGAACAACGCCGGGTACAACAGGAACAGGCTGTGCTCGAAAGCGAACGCTTGTCATCTCAGAAGAAAATAGCGGAAGATCAGATTCAGGCTAACAAAGACCTGTCTTTAATGAATATGCCGACGCCTGAACAGGAAAGCGTCTCCACTGCCAAAATGGCGGCGCAGTCATCCGACGAGGAACGAAAACGGAAACAACGCGCGCTGTCACAGTCGAAAACTTTGCTTTCCGGCGGATATAACACCGGCGGCGGCACAACCGCAGGTCGAAGAAAAACACTGCTTGGGGAGTAGGTCAATGCGGGGTTTTACGGAACGTTGGATAAAGACAGGTGAACCTCTTGATAGACAATACTGAGATTAAGCGAATATGTGAAAAGAGATATACATCAATGCAGGATGTATATAGACAATGGGAGCCTCAATGGCGGGATTTAAGAGACTTCGTCTATCCGTATATCGGGCGGTTTACCGATGAACAAAAAAACAAAGGAGAACGACCCGATATTAAAATCCTCGACAACGTCGTCGGCCGCGCACTCAGAACTTTGGTGTCCGGCTTTCAGTCCGGGCTCACCTCTCCTTCCCGGCCGTGGCTGCGGCTTGTCCTCGCCGATACGGAGCTGTCTGATTACCCCCGCGTACGCAAATGGCTGGATACCTGCCGTGATATCATGCTATCGAAATTCCGCGCTTCCAATTTCTACGACGTTACACAAAAAGTCTACCGCGAAAATGCCATATTCGGCTCCGCTTGCGCAATCATAGACGAAGATGATAAAAGCGTATTCCGATTCAGAAATTTCACGTGCGGCGAGTATATGATCGGTCATGACCATACGCAACGTATTGACGCATTCGCTCGTGAGTTTAACGACAACGCCGCTAACCTCGTCGGTATGTTCGGCGAAAATAAGCTTCCAAGCAGTATCACTAACGCATATAGGCGGAATGACTACAACTCACAGTTATATGTGAGGCATATCATAATGGCTAATAAGTTCTATGATTCAAACAAGTTCGGTTGGGAAAACAAGCCCTTCATCTCCGTGTATTGGGTTCCTGACTCCAAAGTAAATGACGGCGTCTTGTCAGTCACTGGATACGACGAACAACCGTTTGCAGTACCGCGTTGGAGCGTCATCGGCGGCGATATTTACGGAAAAGCCTCGCCTGGTTGGGAAACTCTCGGAGATTGTAAACAATTACACGCCGAAGTCGAAAGCAAGCTCGAACAGCTTGATCTTCTCACTCACCCGCCAATGAACGGGTCGGAAGATTTGAAAGCCGCTGATATCGTTCCGGGCGGGTTCACAGCATTGTCAGGAAACGATACCAAAGGCGCGTGGCCGATGTTTCAGGTCATCCCGCAATTACAGGCGTTGTCCGTCGACATAAAGGAACTGCATGAAGCCATAGAAGAAAGCTTCTTTAAGCCGATTTTCCTCTCAATATTGGCGGGCGCCGAGCGGCAAATGACCGCGCGCGAAATTGTAGAACGCCACGAGGAGAAATTAATGATGTTGTCGCCTCCGCTCGACTCCACTCAAAATGATTATCTCGCGCCAAAGATTAACCGCGGGTTCAATATACTTCTCCGCAACAATTACTTTCCGCCGCCGCCTGACGAACTCATCGGAATGGAAATAGACGTCGAGTATCTCGGAATATTCGCCCAAGCACAAAAAATGATGGAAACGCAGAAAACACAGGACACGCTCACTTTCGCCTCCACTTTCGCGCAATATAACCCCGATATCCTCGACTATATCAACTTCGATGAGGCTGTTAAAGTCTATGCCGACGGAATCGGCGTACACGCCAAAATAATGCGCGACGATACCGAAGTGCAACAAATACGAGAGGAGCGCGCCGCCGCTCAAATGGCGGAAAAACAAGCTCAGGCCGAACAACAACAGGCACAGCAACTCGGCCAGAATATCGGCCAACTGTCTCAGACCGCCCGGAACCTCTCGCAGACGGATACTTCCGGCATGAACGCGCTGTCCGATGTCGTAAATAGCCTCGGCGGCGCAATTGTTTAAAGACAGTTGCGAGTTGCGAGTTGCGAGTAAAGGCAAAGGACAAAGAGACAGTTGCGAGTTGCGAGTTGCGAGTTGCGAGTTAAAGACAAAGACAAAGACAAAGGACAAAAAGACAGTTGCGAGTTGCGAGTAAAGGCAAAGGCAAAGGCGCTGGATTGCGAAGGTTAGGAAGACCGAGTGCTGCTGAGGACAGGACGTCCGGGAGCGGCCTTCGCTACGCTCGCAAATACGTGTAAAAGGCGGTGAATTATGGATATCAATAAAGAAGCACTCAAGAATGTACTCGGCAACACGGACGCGCGGCTGGTCTTCTGGGAAATAATGGCAGGCTGCGGAACATTCCGCAATGCGTTCACAAACGACGACATGACGTTCTATCAGCTTGGCAAGCAAAGTATCGGTCAAGAATTATTCGCAATAATTAACGAGATTGATAACAAAATATTTTTTCAAATGCAGAATGAAGCTTATGAACGCGCACTAATCCAAAAAGAAAGAGAGGATATAAAGAATGACAGAACAGGCGACAAAAGCAACTGACACTAGCTCAGGAGCTGCTGCTGACAATAGCGCAAATAATCAAAATACGGAGGAGGCTAATAATGCAGGAACAGGAACAGATGCAGGAACTGAGGCAAGGGCAGTGGCAAAAGCTAAGGAAGAACCCGAAGGCGGACAGGAACGCAAAACCGATGTCGATATTGAGACGGAATGGCGAGAGTTCAGCGATAAATACATCTCTGAAAAAATCAACGATGTCGAGCTTATCTCGAAGGCCGACATTAAAAGCTTTACCCCCGTCGCCCGTGAGCTGGGGCTAAATACCGCGCAAGCTTCCAAACTCGTTTCATTCGTTCAGGATGTCAACCGGAAAGTACTGGAGAAACAAATTGACGAATTTAACGGAAAACTAGATAAATATGAAGCTGATCTACGCGCCGATAAAGACTTCTCCGGCGCTGATGGTAAAAAGTTTGATGAAAACCTGAAACTTTCTATTGTCGGCATGAAAAAACTGTTAGGAGATAATGCGGAAGCTATAAAACTCATGGAAAACTCCGAGCTCGGCAGCCATCCCGCCGTCGTTAAAGGCTTCCTTAAAATCGGGCTCATGGAAAAAGAAGGCGCCACGCTCGGCGCAAATACGGGCATTAATAATCGTTCCAATATGTCCGTCGAACAAAGACTCGAAGAATATCACAATGAAGAATTAAAGAAAAATGGCTATATTTAACTAACTAATTGGAGGTACTTAACTAATGAACGAGTTTATCACTTTAATTGATTTAAAAAACAGAATGAAACCCGGAGACGGCGCAATCGCAGACGTCGCCGAAGTCATCGCAAAAGAAAACCCGATACTCGACGATATACCTTGGGTCGAGGGCAATCTTATAACCGGTAATACAATCTATCGCCGCAGTTCTTTACCCGAAGTTGTCATTCGTAAAATCAATGAAGGCGTCGACTCCTCGAAAAGCACCGCTACGCCGGATACCGACACTTGTGTAGAGCTATACACGCGCGGTGATGTTGACATGACCGCTTTGGAATTGCATGATAACCCAGCCGCGTTCATCGTATCCGAAAATAAAGCATTCATAGCCGCGCTCGGCGAGGCGTGCGTGGAACAGTTCCTTTACGGCAACCCAAACGACGGCATAGTAGGCATTTCTAACAGATACGGAAAACTTAACTCCGGGATGACTAAAGACCAAATTATAGACTTCGGCGGAACTTCCGGCGAACTGCAATCCGTATTCATTATCAAGTGGGACCCGACCGAAGTCTCAGGGCTTTATCCGAAAAATACAACAGCAGGCATAAAGACCGTCACCAAAATTAACGAACGCATCAAAGCAAAGAACGGTAAAGATATGCTCGCCCACTCTGTCGACTACAAATGGAGAGTCGGCGTCAAGGTGCGCGACTATCGTTATATCTCGCGCGTCTGCAATATCCCGAACGTAATAGACGCTTCAACGCTCGACGTCATTTTCCGCAACCTTATTATAGCGAAAAACCGAGTCCACAACGTCGATAAAGGGAAAGTCGTCATGTATATGTCCCCCGACCTATACGACATCGTCGAAATCGCCGCCGACGAAAAGAAAAATATGTCGCTCGGTTATAAAGACCTCGAACAAAATGTCAGACTGCTGCACTATAAAGGTATACCCATACGCAAAAATGACTGTCAAAAGAAGCCCGAAGCGAGAATAGTTTAAAGGCAGTTGCGAGTTACGAGTTGCGAGTTACGAGTTGCGAGTTGCGAGTTACGAGTTGCGAGTTGCGAGTTAAAGACAAAGACAAAGACCAAGACAAAGACAAAGGACAAAAAGGCAGTTGCGAGTTAAAAGGCAAAGACGCTGGATTGCGAAGGCCAGGATGGCCGAGTGCCGCGGAGGTCAGGAGACCGGGAGCGGCCGAAGGCCAGGATGGCCGAGTGCCGCGGAGGACAGGACGTCCGGGAGCGGCCTTCGCTGCGCTCGCAAAGACGCTTTTTAAAAAAAAGGAGAATGATAAAAATGATGAAAGATCTTGAACTTATGTTTTGTAATAAAAAGGCTATGACAGGCGTTACTTCCGCTAATGCGGGAACCGTCAGCGATACCATTGACTTAAAAGTACCAGGGCAGGGTAAAGGGCGCAGCGCTTTCTTCTTCATCACCTCGCATACAAATACCTCTGCAGCTGCCGGGGTTAATCTCAATTTCTCAATAATCACAGCAGATAACGAAACGCTCACCACACCCACGGAGATACCGCTCTCTTTGCCGCCGCTCGCCGCCTCAATGCTCGCAGCCGGAACGACCGTATACGCGCCGCTGCCCATGGAT